CTAACAGCATCGAGCAACTGAGAATTAATAGAAGTGATTTGGGCATCTTTGTCTTTTCTTATTTGGTCGGCGGCTTGTTGGTGTTGTTCTTGGAGCTTCTGGGTAGCAGCCATTTGCTCAGCTTTGTAGCGATCAAACCGAGCGGCTTCAAAAGAATAGCCAGCATAGCCAGCGCCGCATAACAGTAAAGCAACCAATCCAATTTTGACATAAGTAATTATTGATAAAGGAAACATTATTGATCTGGCTCAGCTTTTTGCTTCATAGCAACACTGGCGCCTCCGGCAGCTGAGACAATCCCAAGCGATTCGGCAAGCTCACGAAGGCTGACGGTGCCGTGCAACACTTCATAGGCTGCCAGTAAGATAACGGCGAACATGCCGACCAGCCAAGACACACGGCCTAGGTCGTAGGTCGTGTTGTCCTTGCCAGTAAGTAGTTGCTTAATAATGTCGTTCATTTGCGAATTTGGTCTAGCTTATCTTCAATACGGTGGACTGCTTTAAGAACCTCTTCCCAGCGGTCTGAAAAGTCGTCCTTGTGCATGTAGTTTTCAGCCAAGTGTGTGCGCAGGTCGTGTAAGTCTATTTTAAGAGCCTGGACCGCAGTCCAAAGCTCTTTCATAAACCAACCGATTGCCACAAACACCAGCGGCAGTATCATGTTGAAAAAAGATTGTAAGTCCATTTTATTCTGCAGTCTCTCTTGCTAGGCGGTATGCCGCTTGGTCGATTGCCATCTGTAGGATTGGGGATACTGGAGCCTGGTGAACCTGTGGCTCTGGGGTATCTGCAACTACAATTTCTGGCTCCACTGGAGCAGCTGGAGCTTCTTCAATAGTAGCAACTGGAGCAATAACTTCAGTTTCAATAGTGTCTTTTAATGCCATGATAATAATTCCTTATTGTTGTTAAAATTAATACTTACCTTCTACAAATGTTAATATTTAATGCCATTATGGTGTTCCGTATGCTGTTATATTAGCTATTGTGGTAAAGTTACCAGAAGAATCTAAAGAAGCAATTTGAGTCCCTTGGTAAGCAAAATAAATTTTGCCGCCAGACTCATATATAGAAAAATTAGTTGTTTTGTATGCTCCGTTTACCAGCAAGTTGCCTACGCCCGCGTCTGTTGACGTGCCGATCGACACGCCGCCAGCGCTAGAGATGCGCATACGCTCCACGGTAGCTGCCTTGAACACCACCGGTGCGCCTACGTCCGTACCAAACACGAACAGCGTGTTGGTTTGGTCCCAGTACATCTGCGCCTTTTCGGTGCCGTTGTTGTACACCGACAAGGTGGTAAACTGCTGACCGCCGTTATCAATTGACAGGTTGTTTGAGTTGCCGCCCTTGACGTACAAGGTGGCTGGCGTAGACGTAGAGCCAATTGACACGTTGCCGCTGGCGTCTTTGTAGAACTGACCAGAACCTAAGTTAACAATACCAGTACCGCCAGTAAGTGTTGTGCTGTAAGTAATGCTGGTTGCGTTTACTGAACCACCGGACAGGTTGGTTGCTGTGGCTGCAGTTCCACTAATGCCGATTGGCCACGTGCCAACTGCGTTGGTTCCTGAGATTCCAGGGGCGCCAAGTGTGTTAAACGAAATGGTTCTAGCTACGGAACCGTTAAAGGTAGTTGGTGATGATGCGCCACTACCGCTGTCGTTAAATGTTGCCGCGTTGGCTGTGCTTGATGCTGGGGCGCCAGAGTATCCACTGATACCGCTATAACCAGAAACACCAGATCCAGAATAGCCAGAGAATCCTGAGAAGCCACTGTAGCCGCTGTAGCCCGATGCTGCTGTCGCACCAGAGTAGCCTGATACGCCAGAGTAGCCAGATAAGCCAAGACCACTGTAGCCACTAAAACCACTGAAACCGCTGTAGCCTGATGTACCACTAAATCCACTGTAACCAGATGCGCCGGTTGTTCCTGATACGCCGTTTGAACCACTGTAGCCACTAAAGCCACTGTAGCCTGAGTTACCAGTTGGGCCAGTTGATCCATTGATACCGCTGTAACCAGATGTACCAGATCCGCTGTAGCCAGAAAAGCCTGAGAAGCCAGAGATACCGCTGTTACCTGTTAAACCACTGTAGCCACTAAAGCCCGAGAAGCCACTATAGCCAGACACGCCAGATCCGCTATATCCAGATACACCAGACCCACTGTAACCACTGAATCCGCTGTAGCCTGATATACCACTGTAACCAGAGGTGCCTAAACCACTATATCCACTAAAGCCGCTAAAACCACTAAAACCAGATGCGCCGGTAGAAGATGTCCAGTAAAAGCCACTACCGTTCCATCCAAGATAAGTGCCAGACACACTTGGTGCGGCCATAAACACAGTGGAGCTTACACCGTTTTGGTAAGGGATTTGGCCTGATGTGCCACCCGATAGATTGCCTGCTGCCGCAGCGCCAGCTGCGGAGGCAAGCAGTGTTACTGCGCCGCTGGTGTTCTTAAAGTACATCTTGCCGTCGGTGATGTTAAGTGCCAGCTCACCGTTTACAAGGTTGCCTGCCGTCGGGGCAACCCCAGAGGTGGCGCTGTAGTACAACGAAATTGGTGTGTAGCCGGATTGGGCCATGTTTTATTCCTTTAGGTGCTCTAGTATTTCTTTTGGTTTTACAAAGCGATCGTTACTGTGTTCGGTGGCCTCCCACCATATAAACTGATTTTCTACTAAACATGATCGGTCTTTTAGTAGGTTAATATTTTCTGGGTGTCCAAATATCAGCGGATCAGATGGCCCCCATAATACGATGCCGGGTACTCCTTCATCCCAAGCTAAATGTTGAAAAAAACTATCTACTCCAATCCATGTCTTACATTGCCATAGTAATTCTCGCAAAGCTGGAATCGGTAAATTCTTTCTAAAATCTGGTACTAATTGCTTTTCACCCTCAACGCCAATTTGCACAACATGTATAGTTTTTTGCAATTCTTGTACAAGTTGTTCCCAATATGGATAGTTTTTTGGGTTTTCTTTATTTGTTCTTAGTTTTTGTGCATACGGGGAGATGATAATCATAAGTACATCTTCCGGTATGCTTTTTCTAAACTATCTTTCCACTTCCACTGGTCCATCTTCTTGTAGACGTTCCACGGGTCAAGATCACCAAACAGCTGCACTGCCTCTGCTATTGACCTACCGGGAACCACTTCAGGGTAACAACTAAAAACTTCAGCGTTAGGTATTGAAGGAAGTATGCGGCTGAATACAATATGGTCACCAAGGCCACAATTGAGAACCACAATGGTACGATCACGGTACTGCAAAATATTTCTAAAAATCTGTTCATCATGCTCATACATTTCCTTCCTTGTCTCGCTACGAATCCCTCCGTCAGGATTCTTCATGTGCCAGGTAATGGCGTTTGGTACTACTAAAATGCTATAACCTTTTTGTTGCAGCTGAAAAGTAAACAACGTCTCTTCTCTGTGCGCTACCCTAGATAGTCCTAAATTATAATCTGTTACACCAGCACGATATAAAAATGAACAGTGTAGATGATCAACTTCTTGGGCTACATTAAACTTGCCCCACTGGATGTTTGGTTCTGAATCAATGTTATCAATTCGTCCAGTTATGCCAGCGGTGTTTGGTATGTGTGGTGGTGTCCAAATATGACTACCCACAGCACCCAAATCGGGCCACATATCAATCCAACGATACAACTCTTCTAATACATTTGGTTCTGGCACCGCGTCATCGTCAACGCGCCAAACCCAATCAAAACCCGCTAGGTTGGCTCGTTGGTGGATGTGGTGCTGACCTTTTTTGTCAGCGTACTGCCACTCCCATGCAATACCCTTAATATCTAACATCTGAAAAAAGTGCTGGTACAAAAACTCTTTTCGCATGTCCTGCGGCTCGTCATTGTCATCGTAGACAATCAGCTTATCAACCGGCTTGGATTGGTTAATGATGGCATTTAATACTAAGGGCAGTGTTGTGAAGTACCTACCCCGTGTTGCCACGGAACATAGTACTTTACTCATTGTCCCACCTGCAGATCATCAAGTTGCCCGGATTGCTCTGGTCTACTTGGCGCATTGCCGAGGAAATATTACCCTCAAAGTCGATGTACTCAAACGTAAATCCAGGGAAGTCTTTTTCAGTCAACCCATGCAGCTTGTGGTGCTCTCCCCAGAAGCCCTTTGGCTCGTTGTGAGGCACGGTAATTAAAAGGCGTTTGCAGTGCCCTTTTAGCCTCTCTACGAGCTCTAAACCGTTGTCTAGGTGCTCCACTACCTCGAACGCTATAATCGTGCTGTAGCGCCCCAAATCGAATGTATTAATGTCGGCGCGATAAAACGTTGCATTATCAGACCACTGTTGTTCTTTGGCTACGTTTATAATAATTGGGTCGTAGTCAAGGCCAATGTAGGCTTGCGTGTTTAAGAACTGGTAACCGTAGCCTGTAGAGCATCCAATCTCAAGCACCGAGCCCGGTAGTACGTTTTTCCCCGCCCATTCATATCTTTGGGTTTCACGGGGAAACACTGGATCACCTTTGAGGAATACTGCCCGCTCGTAGTTGTTTGACAGGCGCCAGCGGTACCAGTCTAAGTTGTATTCCTTTGCTAACCGAAGTTCGTTTAGCAAAAACTTGTTGCCCCAGTCTTGTACCAGCTGCGGGTCGTGCATCGTGCCCTCGGCCTTGTGGTAGATTGGAAACTGACCATTATCCCAGTTTGCGTCCATCGTAAACCCAGCATCTTGGGCTTTTAGGCAAAACTCAATGTCTTCGCAGCCACCGGTGCTGTATTCTTCGTTAAGGTAGCCAATCGTTTTAAACACCTTGGCGTCAATTAACACACAAAAGAACACCGCAAAACGGCGCTGGGTAATGGGTGAGAACTGTGTCCACACAGAGCAAATATCAGCACCACTGTCTAGCTTTTCAATCCAATCTGGCCCCAATAGCTGGGTGTCGTTGTTAAGGAGGATGATTTTGTCCCCCTTAGCCTTTTTAATGCCCCTGTTTGTAGCCACTGCAAACCCAGCGGGTGCCGGATCCCAAATAGCATCAAAGTGGGGTATTGCGCTTGCCAGATAGTTAATGTACTTATCTGTGTTATCTGTACACCCGTTGGCGCTGATAATCAGCTCTACATCGGTCAAGTCGGTGTACTTAATAATCGAGTCTACACACGGCTTTAAGTACTTCTCACAATTATTGTAAGTCGGTATTACAATGCTGTATTTCATGTTTTCCTTACGGGTTCGTACGAACCTATATTATATCATCTTACTACCACTAATACGCAAAAAAGTAAAAAATTGACTATTGTTTATCAAATAAATTTAAAAAATTTGACAGGTTTGACGAGATAAACCAGCCTGTGTTATTTCCAGAATTGGTGGAATAGTAAGCGTCCCACGCAGCACCGCCGGTAGCTTTGCTGTCTTGAATGTTTAAATAGTTGACAGATACTTGACCGCTTGTTTTACTAATAGTAGCTTGTGTTCCTGGTACTGTGCTATTCAATGTAACTAAATTACCAGCAGTACCGTTTACGTTAAAGTTGGTTACGTTAAGCTGCGTTGCAGTTGCCAATAAAGAAATAGTACAAGGCTGTGTTGTATTTGTCAGGGTTGTAATTGTGTTTGAGGCAGATGCTTGACCAATATTAAGCGTTCCAGTACCACCCATAGTAACTTGAGGAAATACTCCTATTGGAGCATTAAAAAACGTAGTAGCAGAGGTAGTAAATACAATGTTTGAGCCTGTTAAATTGTAAGTTGTATTAGTGTTTGAGCCAGAAAATCCTGAGCTTGAAGTACCGCCAGAAATAGTTACTGTGCTATTAGTTAAAGTTAATGTTTTAGTACCAGTGTTTTGAAAGTTAAATATTGCGCAGTTTAGTGCATATCCACCAGTGCTAAATGTTCCACCAGTAAATGTAAATTGCCCTGTGCTAACAGAAGATGTTAAAGTTAATGGCCCAACTAATGTCAAACTTCCTGCGGCTTGTTTTAATATATTAGTGTCTAATAAATAACCATTGCTAGTAAATGTTTGGCTATTTGTTGCTGAACCAAAAGTAAATCCGTATGTTGCGCTGTTTGCACCAAATCCTGTAGCGACCCCTGCTGCTGGCAATACAAGGTTTTGATAAATAACTGCGTTACCGGTACTAGCTGGAACTATTCCAAATGTGCCTGTAAAACCAGTAAAGTCTATTGTTTGATAGCCACGATTTCCATTAATTTGAAAGTTATCAGAACCAGCAGTAATGTAAAAGTTAAGTGCGTTTGCTTCTGTTTGTTGTTGGCTAGTTATAACTCTAGTACCTACTGAACCAGAATATGTACAATTAATTTTACTTGTGCCTGTGTAAGTAAATGGGGTAGATGCCGTACTAAGGTTTGACCAAATGGTAGCATTGTTGCTAGCTATATTAATTGTTCCTGTTCCAAATAAAATACTATGCGGGGCAGAAGTAATAGCTGTAAAAATTCCTGTAGTAAATGTTTTGTTATTTAAGTCTAATGTTCCGCTATTAAAAGCTAATGTTCTACTAGTACCCATTGTCATTGCGTCTTGAAGCTGGACTGTACAACTAGCTAGGCTAATAGTTCCAAAAGTAGTTACTGTTCCTGTTATAGAACTTGAATAAGTAAGTGTTGTATTAGATGATGAAGTTACAGTAAAAGTGCCGTTATATTCAGCTGGAACTACGTTTGCTACAGTAATTTTTGAGCCGACCGCAGGAAATGAAAATGCAGCAGAATAAGTTACTGTTACTGTACTACCATTGCCAGTAATAGCCGTAGGATTTACAGTTCCCCCAATATTAATTGGAAAATCAAGTGTGACGTTATTAGTAGTAATATTTTGCTGATTTAAACCAGAAAAAAGGTTAGTTACGTTTGTTCCAGCAGTTATTGTCATTCCAGAAGCTAAAGTGTAGTTTCCGTAAACATATAATGTTGAGTTTGCAACTGTATTAGTAGAGCCTGAACTAAATATTAAGTTTTTAATATAGCTACCATTATTAATGGTAATAGCATCACCTGATGCAGAAAAAGTAAAACTTACAGCACCAACTTCTCCTACGCTACCAGCCGTAGTTGAATGAGCTATTATTCTTGTTCCTGTAGAACCTGTATAAGTTAAATTAACTTGAGGTGTGCCAGTTAAAGTAAAGCCCGTAGCAGTCGCCATATTCCATACAGTAGCCGCATTGCCTGTAACTGTAATATTTCCAGTACCAAAAGCAATCGAACGAGTATTGGAGTTTGTTGAGCTAAAAATGTTACAGCTTAAAGTATAAGTGCTTAAACTGATTGCACCTGAAGTAAATGTAAATGTTCCTGTATTGCTAAAGTTTGCACCCAAATTAAAAGATACTGTTCCTGCTGATGGGTTTGCTAAAGTAACTGTTGTTACTGTATTAGTAGTAGTTACAGTAACTGCATAAGAAGCTCCTGCAATTCCAGAGTTAGTATCAAAAACAACTGTGTCACCAGTTGTAGGATTATTGGCAGTTGGTGTTCCGCCAGAGCTAGTAGCAAAGTGTGTATTACCTGTTGTTGACCAAGTACCTGCTCCAGTTACCCAATAGTATGTAGCCATTTATTATTCCTGAAACACAGGGTTATCTACAGGAGTGGTAATAATCTTGTACCACTTATCAAAACGGGCTTGCTTCATTGCCTCAATTTCTTCAGGCGTAAGCGTGTTGTCATCATCTAGGATTAGTGCATCACTAAATGTGTACCCGTTTTGTGTGATTGTGTAATCAATTATCATTATTGTTGCGCGGTTGCTACTGCGTCCCAAAAAGTATCTTGACTGTTATAAATGCAACCAATATATAAAACTTTACCCGCAACCGTTGTTACCGGCAACGTTACACCAACCGCGCGATACGCGCCACTGGTAGTTGTCCAAGTAAGTGCTTGTGCGGTTCCGTTATCTTTAATGCGAATAATTAATTTTTGTCCGTCTGTTGGAGTTCCAGAGGGAGTTGCAATTGTTGCCGAAGTTGCCAACGCGGTTACTTCGTATTGAGTAGCCGTGTTTGGAGTTGGTGTAATGGTTGTTGCGGTGGTAATGCTGGCGGTTAAAATTGTTGCAGGGAATCCTGAGTACCCGCTGTATCCTGACGTACCACTGTACCCAGAAACACCAGATCCAGAGTATCCAGAAATACCAGAGTAGCCAGAAATACCAGAGTAACCAGAAATACCAGAATAGCCAGAAACACCAGATCCAGAATAGCCAGAAACACCAGATCCAGAGTAGCCAGAAGTACCAGAGTATCCAGAAGTACCAGAATATCCAGAAGTACCAGAGTATCCAGAAACACCAGATCCAGAGTATCCAGAAATACCAGAGTAGCCAGAAATGCCAGAATAGCCAGAGATGCCAGAGTATCCGGAAACACCAGATCCAGAGTAGCCAGAAGTACCAGAGTATCCAGAAGTACCAGAATATCCAGAAGTACCAGAGTAGCCAGAGTATCCGGAAGTACCAGAGTATCCAGAGATGCCAGAGTAACCAGAAATGCCAGAATAGCCAGAAACACCAGATCCAGAATAGCCGGAAACACCAGATCCAGAGTAGCCAGAAGTACCAGAGTATCCAGAAGTACCAGAATATCCAGAAGTACCAGAGTAGCCAGAGTATCCGGAAGTACCAGAGATGCCAGAGTAACCAGAGTATCCAGAAATGCCAGAATAGCCAGAGATGCCAGAGTATCCGGAAACGCCAGATCCAGAATAGCCAGAAACACCAGACCCAGAATAACCAGAAACACCAGATCCAGAATAGCCAGAAGTACCAGAGTATCCAGAAATACCAGAATAGCCGCTAAAGCTAGAGTACCCAGAAATACCGCTGTACCCAGAATAGCCACTAAAGCTAGAGTATCCAGAAGTGCCAGAGTATCCAGAGATGCCAGAATAACCGCTGTATCCCGACACGCCGCTGCCGCTATAACCCGATACTCCGCTACCAGAGTAGCCAGAGTAGCCAGAAAAGCCGGATTTACCAGAATAGCCAGAGATGCCAGAGTAGCCACTAAAGCCAGAAATACCAGAGTATCCAGAAAAGCCTGAAGAACCAGAAACAGGACCGACAACCTCGGTTGATCCGTCGCTAAAATAAATGGTTAGGTTACCCGTTGTTGGGTCGTAAATAATGTTGGTAATTAATTTGCCGGGCGAGGCAGCATTGGCGATCTGGGAAACAGACGCCTGTTTTGTTACACCATTTTGTACTACAACCGTTTGCTCTATGCCGGTTAGGCTTGTTGCTACGGGTAGTTGCGTTATTGGTAAATTTGCCATTTATTTTATGTGTAAGTAAATGCTCCGTGCAACGTTGCTGTTCCGTAAGTGGAACTGGCAGAAACGTCAACAAGACCGGTTACAATATATGCGGGGGTGGTAGCTACAATTTGTGTTGGTGAATTTATTGTAAACGTTGCGTTTACTCCACCAAACTTGATGTTGGTGATGTTCACAAAATTAGAGCCATTAATTGTTACGCTTGTGCCACCAGCTTTAGGTCCAGTAATTGGACTAATGTTGTAGAGCGCTGGCGATAGTGGGGGTGGTGCGGATATATACTGACTGTTTAGGTTCAAGTCACCAGGAGCACCAGCTTGGCCGTACGGCGCACCCTCAATGTACAAGTTGTCATATTGTACGTTGGTGTTTGGGGCGCCTTGTTGGTCAATTAAATTTGGAGCAATTGCAATAGACACGTCAGGGCGCGGAAAACGTAATGCAATGTTTTCGGTTTGAAGCGCAGGCAAACGCCATGGGTCGAAGTTATCTAGGTCGTCCTTACACACCCGCATGCCAGGGAAGTTTGGATCTGGCATAAGGTCCACATAGGCGAACTTCCTATTGCAGCGGTCACAGACCGCTACAGATAGGACAGAGTTACCACGGGTGTCAAGGTAGACAGGCATTTAACTGCCTTAAGCGGTTAAACCGTCGTTCTTGATTAGCTTACCAGCAATGATAACGCCTGCAGCCACTGTAGTAGCTGTGCTTGTTACTAATTGCCACTGAATGTCAGTTTTTTCTACGTAAGCAAATGGATCGGATGACCTATTGGCTGTATAAATAGACACAAATGGTTGTTGTAAAACAGTTAACTGAACACCGTTTGTATTATTTTTAGCTTGCACTTTGTAAGTTACAATGTTGGCAGATGTGTAGCTATTTGAGGTATTAACTTCTGCTAAATCTAAATAGAAAGTATATCCAGCTGGTACAGTGTAAACTGTGCTTTGTGACTTTCCAATTCCAGCGTTAATTTGAGAAACAGTGTTGCTACTTTGTTTTAAAGTAATTGTTCCCACATTAGTTACTTGGCTTGTACCTGGTGATACTAGTATCATGCTGTTGACACGGAAATAACTATTAACTGTAGTTACCCCGGTTGTACCGTTTAAAGCTAATGTTTCTGAAATAATAGCAAAATTAGAATCTAATCCGGAAATAAAAACTTTTGCTGAAGTATTGTCAGAAGCAGAGGTACTTACTAGTGTTAGTGTTGAAGCTGTAGTAATGTAGGTATACGCAGTTGCGTTTTCCCAAACAGGAATAGCAGTATTACCAACCGCAGCTTGATATCCAAAAAGACTTAATGTCTGGTGGCCGGCAATTTGATTGCGTGAAACTTGCAAATCAAATGGCTCGTATGCACCTTGAACGCTTACAGAGCTAAAAGGGGATGGTACTGGTAATAAATTTGATACTAAGTTCGATGCCATAATTAATTTCCTTAAATGTTAAAGTAGGGGGATTGCTCCCCCTAGGCAATTAATTACGAGTTGGTGTAGCCAGAACCGATTGGTGTGATTGAACCATCAACGTTACGTGGTGTATAAGATACATCAAATGTGCCGTTCAAAGAACCACTTGTCAATGTAGTTACTGCAGCTGCTGTGAAAGTCAAAGTAGCGTCTAGTGTACCGATGTTGTTCAAGATTGCTGCAGTAGCTGCAGTAGCTGTTGGAACATAAGAAATAACACCGCCAGCTGCTGTTGGGGTAATTGTTCCAATAGTAGTAGTTGTATTAGCGCCAGTTGTTGGGTTAGTTTGGATGATTGCTACAGTGATAACACCACCTACCAAGCCGCCAGCTGCAACAGTTTGGAAAAAGCGAATGTTGCTGATAATTGCACCAGCTGGGATTACGTATGGTGTTGCTGTAGTTGTACCAACGTCAGCTGTTGTGAACAAAGTTGTTCCGGCTGTGGTTGTAGTGATTGGGTTAGTAATGAAGCTCTGTTGGTTTACAGATACTGCACCAGTGTTATCTGGAGCGATTGTGCCGTTGTTTGTTGGGTTATTGCGCTTGAATACGCGAATTGGGCCTGTGAATGTGCTTGACATTTTGATTCCTTATCTTAGTGGGTATCCCAAGCTGTCTCTAAGTCGTCTC